TAAGAGTAAATTAACAATTAAATTAAATTAAATGAAAAAATCAGAAGAAACAGTAAAAGCAATGATCACTGAAGAACAGTTAAAATTATTGCAAGAACAACAAGGTAAATTAAATGAAATGCTTAGAACAGTAGGTGTTCTTGAGGTGCAAAAAAGTAATGTATCAAAAGAAATCGAAGCTTTAAGTAAAGAAATTGATTCTACTAAAAAAGAATTAGAAGAAGAGTACGGTCAAATTAACATCAATCTACAAGATGGAAGTTACGAAGACATAGTAGAAGAAGATGCAAAATAATATTAGAAAAATTAGCATTGGATCAGACTATAAAAATGACGCAATGCATTATGCTGTTGGTCAACAAGTTTATGGTGGTCATGAAATTTCTCATATACTATTTGAAGATGCTGACAATTCTTATAATATACACATCAAAAAAAACAACGAAATATTGCCATGGAAAAAATTTAATTCTAACATGGCAATATCAGTTGAATATGATTTAGAGTATTAATGAAAAGTTTGTATGATTTTATTGTAGAACCTTTAGGGGATAAATACAGTAATACAGTAAACATAGATGGTAAAAGTCTTGTTTTAAATACTAAAATTGAAAGTTTTAAATTTGTAAATAGGTTAGCTAAAGTTATTAAAACACCTTTAGCTTTTAATTTTGATATTAAAGCTGGAGACATTGTTGTTATACATCAAAACGTATTTAGAACTTTTTACGATATGAAAGGTAAAAAGAAAAAAAGTAGATCTTTTTTTAAAGATGATCTTTATTTCTGTTCTATAGATCAAATATATTTATATAAAAATTCTGACGGTTGGAATAGTTTTGGTGATAGGTGTTTTATAAAACCTATAAAAAGCAAAAACGATCTAACGTTAGATAAAGAAGCAAGTCTTATTGGTATATTAAAATATGGCAATAGCTCCTTAAACAAGCTTAAAATCAACCCAGGTGATCTAGTAGGTTACACGCCTAACGGTGAATGGGAATTTTTAATTGAAAAGGAAAGACTATATTGTATGAAATCAAATGATATTGTTATAAAGTATGAAAACGAAGGAAACGAAGTTGAATATAATCCAAGCTGGGCAAGTTGCAGTTGAGGAATTAATTAAGGTTGCAAAAGAACCTATAGTAGATTCAGACGATGATATATCAGCTGACAGACTTAAAAACGCAGCAGCTACAAAAAAGCTAGCTATATTTGATGCCTTTGAAATACTTAATCGTATTAATGAAGAACAAGATATGTTAGAAGAAAAACCTAAAGAAGTTAAAAAAGAAACTACATTTCGTGGTTTTGCTGAAGGAAGATCTAAATAATGTACGAACAAACTTTATATAAAGTATTACCTGATTATATTAAACCTAAAATTCTTAAACGAATGAATAGGTATAATAAATGGGAGTATGGATATAATGATGATCACGATATGATTGTTATATCTAAGACTGGACAAATTGGAGAAGTTTATGAGATACAAAATCTTAAAATAGCTTTACCTAAACAAAATAATGTTTATAAGTTTGAAGAAAACAAATGGACTAGGTTTGATTATCCTAAAGTATTAAGTAAGATAAAAACAGTATTTGATTGGAGAGAGTACCCTGAAGATTTTAAAGAACAGTGGTATGACTATATTGATATTGAGTTTAAAAGGCGTGAAGAAGGTTTTTGGTATATAAACAAAGATAAACCTATATTTATAACTGGTACTCATTACATGTATTTACAATGGTCAAAAATTGATGTTGGCCAACCAGACTTTAGAGAATCAAACAGATTATTTTTTATATTTTGGGAAGCTTGTAGAGCTGATGACAGAAGCTACGGTATGTGTTACCTAAAAAACAGACGATCTGGATTTTCATTTATGGCATCTGGTGAAACTGTTAACATGGCTACAATATCAACCGATGCGCGTTTTGGTATATTATCAAAGTCAGGTGCTGATGCTAAAAAAATGTTTACAGATAAAGTAGTACCAATATCAGTCAACTATCCTTTCTTTTTTAAACCAATACAAGACGGTATGGATCGACCTAAAACGGAGCTAGCGTATCGTGTGCCAGCTTCTAAGTTTACAAGAAGATCTATAGTTTCTACAGATAAACAAGAAGACATAACAGGACTTGATACAACTATTGATTGGAAAAACACAGGTGACAATGCTTATGATGGTGAAAAACTAAGATTATTAGTACATGATGAAAGTGGTAAGTGGGAAAGACCTAATGATATACAAAACAACTGGCGTGTTACTAAAACAACATTAAGACTAGGTTCTAGAATTATTGGTAAGTGTATGATGGGATCAACATCAAACGCTTTAGACAAAGGTGGTAGAAACTTTAAAAAATTATACGATGACTCAGACGTTACAAAAAGAAATGCCAATGGACAAACTCGTTCAGGATTATATTCTTTGTTCATTCCTATGGAGTGGAATTACGAGGGATACATTGATTCTTATGGCTATCCTGTCTTCGAAACACCATCAAAAAAAGTGCATGGACCTCATGGAACGCCAATCAAAATCGGGGTTATTGAATACTGGAATAATGAAGTAGAAGGTCTTAAAGATGATCAAGACGGTTTAAACGAATTTTATAGACAGTTTCCTCGTACAACTAAACATGCTTTTAGAGATGAATCAAAACAATCTTTATTTAATCTAACTAAAATTTATCAGCAAATAGATTTTAACGAAGACGTACAAAACTTTAAGCAAGTAACTAAAGGTAGTTTTCAATGGGAAAACGGACAAAAGGATAGTAAAGTAATTTTTATGCCAAACAAAAATGGTAGATTTTTAATTACTTGGGTACCACCAATACATTTACAAAACAAAAGATTTACAAGACACGGAATTAATTATCCTGGCAATGAGCACTGTGGTGCTTTTGGATGTGATCCATATGATATATCAGGTACGGTAGACAAAAGAGGTTCTAACGGTTCTTTACATGGCTTAACTAAGTTTAGCATGGAAGAAGTACCGCCAAATCATTTTTTCTTAGAATATATCGCTCGTCCACAAACAGCTGAAATATTTTTTGAAGACGTGCTTATGGCTTGTGTGTTTTATGGTATGCCGATATTAGCAGAAAACAATAAACCTAGATTACTTTATTATTTTAAACGTAGAGGTTATAGAGGTTTTGCTATGAATAGACCAGATAAAAAAAGAAATAAATTATCTATAACAGAAAGAGAAATAGGTGGTATACCTAATTCTAGCGAAGATATAAAACAAGCTCATGCATCTGCAATAGAAACATACATAGAAAACTTTGTTGGTAAAAGAGAAACAGGTTATGGTGATACTTACTTTCAAAGAACATTAGAAGACTGGGCTCAATTTAATATAAACAACAGAACATCGCATGATGCTTCTATTAGTTCAGGACTAGCTTTAATGGCTTGCAATAAACATAGATACTCACCAGTTAATAAAATTGAATTAAAAGCAATAGATTTAGGTATTAAAAAATACAATAATCAAGGAACTACATCAAAAATTATAAGTTAAATGAATATATATACTAACACAAACAGTGCTTTCCCTAGTCAAGTAGTAAGTGATGCTGAAAAAGCAAGTTTGGAATACGGAAGTCAAGTTGCTATGGCGATAGAATATGAGTGGTTTGGTCAAGGCAGAACTTCTGGTAACAGATATTTAACTAATTGGAATCAATTTCACCAATTAAGACTGTACGCTCGTGGTGAACAAAGTATACAAAAATACAAAGATGAGTTATCTATTAATGGTGATTTGTCTTATCTTAATTTAGACTGGAAGCCAGTCCCTATATTATCTAAGTTTGTTGATATTGTTGTTAACGGTATATCAAACAAAAGCTATGACATAAAAGCTTACGCTCAAGATCCTGAGTCTATAAAGAAAAGAACAGAGTACGCTTCAAGATTACAAGAAGATATGGTTGCTAAAGAATATTTAGATTCTTTAAACTCAACATTAGGTATTGATTTATATCAAAGTCCAAACAAAGATGTAATACCAGAAACAGCAGAAGAACTAGAACTGCATATGCAACTTAGTTACAAGCAATCAATTGAAATAGCAGAAGAAGAAGCTATATCTACTGTGTTAGCACAAAACAAATATGATTTAGTTAAACGTAGAATAAACATGGACTTAACAGTTTGTGGTATTGGTGCTGCTAAAACTAATTTTAATACAGCTGAAGGAATTACAGTTGATTACGTTGATCCAGCTTATATGGTGTATTCATATTCTGAAGATCCTAACTTTGAAGACATATATTACGTTGGTGAATTAAAAGCTATAACAATACCTGAGCTTAAAAAAGAGTTTCCAGATATTAGCGAAGAAGAATTAAAAAGAATACAAGCAATGCCAGGTAACAGATCTTACGTTACTGGTTGGGGTGATTATGATGAGAACACTGTTCAAGTTTTATATTTTGATTATAAAACATACCATAACCAAGTTTTTAAAATTAAACAAACAGAACAAGGGTTAATGAAAGCTTTAGAAAAGCCAGATACATTTAATCCACCAGAAAATGATAACTTTGAAAGAGTGTCAAGATCGATAGAGGTTTTATATAGCGGTGCTAAGGTTTTAGGTACTGACACTATATTAAAATGGGAACTTGCAGAAAACATGTCAAGACCTACCGCAGATACTACAAAAGTTAAAATGAATTATGCTATATGTGCACCTAGAATATATAAAGGTAGAATAGAATCATTAGTAAGTAAATGTATAGGTTTTGCTGATATGATTCAATTAACACATTTAAAGCTACAACAAGTTATGTCTAGAATAGTACCTGATGGTGTTTATTTAGACATGGATGGTTTAGCTGAAGTTGATTTAGGTAACGGTACTAATTATAATCCAGCCGAAGCATTAAACATGTATTTTCAAACTGGTAGTATTGTTGGTAGATCGTTAACTCAAGATGGTGACATGAACGCTGGTAAAGTTCCAATACAAGAACTTAGTAGCTCTAGTGGTCAGCAAAAAATTCAAAGTCTTATTAACACGTATCAATATTACTTACAAATGATACGTGATGTAACCGGCCTTAATGAAGCTCGTGATGGTAGTACGCCAGACAAACAAACATTAGTAGGATTACAAAAGATAGCTGCTAACGCATCTAACGTTGCCACAAGACATATCAAGCAGTCTAGTCTATATATAAGTCTTATAATAGCAGAAAATATAGCTTTGAAAATAGCTGATGCTTTAGAGTTTCCATTAACTGCTGCTTCATTACAAAACTCTATATCTAACTATAATGTAAATACTTTAATTGAAGTATCTAATTTAAATTTACATGACTTTGGTATATTTTTAGAACTAGAACCAGACGAAGAAGAACAACAACAATTAGAGCAAAACATACAAGTTGCTTTGCAAAAAGGTGGTATTGATTTAGAAGATGCTATAGATTTAAGACAAATTAAAAATCTTAAATTAGCTAACCAAATGCTTAAGATTAAACGTAAAGCTAAAGCTAAACAAGATCAAGCAGCGCAACAAGCTAATATTAAAGCTCAAGCAGACGCACAAGCTCAAACTGCAGAAAAAACAGCTATGGCTGAAGTACAAAAGCAAGAAGCTATATCTGGAGCTACAGTAAAATTAGAGCAAGCTAAAAATCAAATGGAAATACAACGCATGAACACTGCTCACCAACTTGATCAGCAAAAAATGCAAATGCAACATAAGTTTGATTTAGAGTTAAAAAAGCTAGAAGCTCAAGCTCAAAAACAAAAAGAACAAGAAATTGAAGATCGTAAAGATAAGCGTATTAAAATGGAAGGCACGCAACAAAGTGAATTAATAGCACAAAGACAAAACGATGATCCACCTATAAACTTTGAAGAAAAAGATGGTATGGACATGCAAGCTTTTGCTTAATTATTTAATTATTTAATTATATTATATTATGTCAGAAACAAAAACAAATGAACCTGTTAAACAGGAAGGTGACTTTAAAATAAAGTCTAAAAAGAAAACACCAAAAAAATTAACAAAACAAAGTGACGAACCAATTAAAGTTAACATAAAAGAACCTTTAATTGAAACAGCACCTGAAGTAACTAAAGTAACAATACCTAAAGAAGATGCCATTCAAATCGGAGAAGCAAAGAAAGTACCTGTGGAAGAACCATCCAGAGATAGCGCAGAGGTGGGAGAACCTATACAAGAGTCCAACGAGACTACTGAAGGGTTTTCTCCGATCAAAGAAGTAACTGAAGCTGAAGTTAAACAAGTTGAAAAAGAAGTAACAAAAGCTATACAAGACGAAAGAATATTAGGCAAAAAGTTACCTGAAAATATAGAAAAATTAGTTTCATTTATGGAAGAAACTGGTGGAACTATAGAAGATTATACAAGATTAAATGCTGATTATAGTAGCGTTGATGAAAATACTTTATTAAAAGAATACTATAAAAAAGCTAAACCTCATTTAAACGAGGAAGAAATAGGATTTATCATGGAAGATAATTTTTCATTTGATGAAGACTTGGACGAAGAGCGTGACGTCCGTAAAAAGAAACTCGCTAAAAAAGAAGAGATTGCAAAAGCAAAAAACTTTTTAGAGGAAACGAAAAAGAAATATTACGACGAAATCAAGTTGAGACCCGGCGTAACTCAGGACCAACAAAAAGCTATGGACTTTTTCAATCGCTATAATAAGCAGCAAGAAACAGCTGAGCAACAACATGCTAAATTTAAAGAAAGTACTAAAGAACTTTTTAACAACGATTTCGAAGGTTTCGATATTAAAGTTGGTGAAACAAATTATAAGTACAACATTCAAAATAAAGATAAAGTTGCTGAAAACCAATCAAACATTAATAACCTAGTCGGGAAGTTCTTAGACACAGAAGGTAATGTTACTGATACTAAAGGTTATCACAAAGCTATGTACGCTGCTGACAATGTAGACAGGATCGCAGCTCATTTTTATGAGCAAGGAAAAGCTGATGCTATTAAAGACGTTGTTACTAAGTCTAAAAACCCTGTAGATTCTCAAGCTAGAAAATCTCAAGGTGAAGTATTTATTAACGGTATGAAAGTGAAAGCAATTAGTGGTGCTGACTCTACAAAACTAAAAATAAAAACAAGAAAATTTAACTAAAAAAAACTAACAAAAAATGGCTTTAAATCCACAGTTTGGAGGGTTAATCCCTTCAGGAACACAGGAGATATTGAACAGCAATTATTTACAGTTTAATGCTAACACAGCTGGAAACACAAATACTTTTGCACAACAATATTTACCTGAAATTTACGAACAAGAAGTAGAGCGTTATGGAAACAGAACGTTATCTGGCTTTTTAAGAATGGTTGGCGCTGAAATGCCAATG